TCCTCCCCGGCGCGGCTGAGCAGGCCTTTGACGGCGTCGATGTCGATGCCTTCAAACTGTGTTTCAAACTGGGTCAGCTTGCCGGAGGTTTCGTTCAGCTTGCCGATCAGTTCGGTATTCTTCGACTTCAGCCCTGTAACAGAGGCTTCAACGGCAGTCGCGATAGCGGCCTTGATTGCCGGATTTTCCAGGTCGATTTCGTTTTCTTCTGCCACGTTGATGCACCCCTAGGGTTTGGTGGGCCCGCCTCGCGGACAATAAAAAACCGCCCGCAGGCGGCTGATTGAATGTGTTCGGTCAAATACCCGCTTGCTCGAATGCCAGAGGCTCCAAAACCTTCATCTGGGCGAGTGTTAGCGGCGCAAAGTTTCGATCAAGCTGCAGTTCGGTGAATCGCTCGACAGTTAAACCACCCTCACGGAACAGCTTTGCTCGAACAGGACCAATTGCGGCATCCTGAAATTCTGCTGGCTGCTGCTGTAGCCAGTGGTAGTAGTCGAGGCTCGCGTTTACCTGCCTACCGCCGCCAGCACCTACTGAAGCCCGTGTGGCATCCTTGGCGAAAAGCACGCTGAGCCTGGTCAGCATGATGAAGGTGGTTCGACAATTCGGGTGAAACGGTGGTCTGGGGCCAGACTCGACCGGAAACCTTCGACCATCCAGTGACCGGCATTGCTGGCTGGTCTTGCTGTCCAGCGTTGCAACGATTTGGATCTCGGACACGATGTCCGTGTTCGCCTTGGCCACCTCCATGCGCGCCTGGGACGACACATGCTGAATAGCGGTGTGCACGACCGTACTGGCGTTGCGATTGGTGGTGGCCAGAATCCCATCTTTGTATCCGGCAGCCTTGGTGCCGCGAATGTTCCGGATAATCTGAAAGTTCGTCTGCCCCTCGAAGAAACCCTGCCGGATCGCTCCAGTGACGCGTTCTCGCTCGGCACTGGTCCATCCCTTGATGAATGCCTTCAGCAGCTTGCCGCCACCGGTACCGCGCACGCTGAGCGGATTCGTCAATACCGCAGTACGAATTGCAGCGGCCGTCGGTGCGACCACATCGAGCGATACGCCCACCGGTGCAGACTTCGCCAGACTGGTCGCTTCGAACTCAGCCTCGTAATTGGCGATGTCGATCAGGTCGAGGTTCAGTTGCGTGCTGTAGCGGTCGAAGATGCCCAGCAATAGGCTATCGACCTCCTTCAGCAACGCCTCCAGACGCTTGACGTTGTACTCGGTCAGGTCTGACTGGGTAAGCCGGTCCCGGATCGAACGATCAATCTCTTTGAGGAAGGGAGCGAACTTGCCAACCTCCCCCGCCTTCAGCTTTTCGAGAAAGACCGCGTGCCGGATGGTGGCGTCAAGGATTGCTTGGTTTGCCGCCATTTGGTGCTACCTCGTCGTCCAGGCCCAGGCCGTCGCCCTGCTCCTGCAGTTCGCCGTCGATCTGTAGGTCAGTACGCTCTGGTGCGATAAGACCCAGCTTACGCAGATAAGCCCGAAGGTCTGCCTTGGCGAAGCCGCCTTGCTGCCACAAGCCAACCAGGGCGGTAATCATCTGCGGATCAGCCGTCAGTTCGACGAACTCCTGATTCACCTGGTAGGCGACCTTCTTGTCAGCGATGCCCATATAGGCGCAGCACCACATGATTGCCCGGGTGTATGCCTCGCTGACGTTTGCCACACAGCCGGCGAGAACCGAAGTCGAAGCCGACTGATCGCCGCGGGACTCCGTAGCAGTCTTGGCGGCAAGTGAGGCAACCACCATCCTAGCTCCCAGCTCGATCATCATCTGGTTCTTATCGCCCATGGCCTCTTTGACAAGGGTATTTGGTGCAGGCTGCGCGTAACCGAAGGCGCCCCCAGCAGGTAGAAGCATCGGCGCACGCGATCCCACATAGACGCCCTTTGCCTCCAGTAACTTGACCCACTGCTCGGTAAGACCCGAAATCCATGGCTGAGCCTGGCCACACCAGAAGACGCTGTCTTCGTAGTCAGCACTATTCCGATAATGGCCCAGGTTGATCATTGCGATGTCGTAGAGCGGTGATTCGTCGATGGATGGATCGTTGTTTTGCGCACCGACGAAGGTGAACGGAATCTCTTTCAGCCTCCCAGTGACACCTTCAGGCCTGAATTCATCAGTGACCGCCAGCGGCCCACCACCTTTCGGGCCGGAGCGGCGCCAGACGCGGCAAACAAAGCCGTCATCCTCCAGTGCCAGCTCCCTGTACTGCTCAGCAGTCTTGAAGCCGAAACCGTCGGGAATCTCCGGCGACTCACGCAGCACCACCAGCGTCAACACGCTGTGACCGTTCACCATGCCCGTGCGCCAGTTGATGATGTCTTCAGCGCAATAGGACAGGATCACCGAGTGCCCGCCGATGCCAGCGTCTTGGTGATAGTCGACATACAGACCGTGGCGGCCCGCCTCAAGCACCTTTTCAAGCGTGCCCTGTGAGTGCTGGTAAATACTCACCCCAGATCCATTGGCGTTGTCTTGCAGGTACTCCAGCTTCTTCGGCACTGTCAGCGTCGGGTCTTTGTGGAAGGCCAGGCCGAGCAGCCCGTTACGGGTATGCCCGGTGGCATTCTTGAAGACTGCCCGCTCACGGTAGGCCTTGTTTCGGTCTTTGTTCTCCGGCGAAACGTCATGCGCGTTGATGTACGGCAGTCGGTCGACAACACGGTGCTGACCGGCGCAGACGTCGCGAACGGTCGCCCAGCGGTCCAGCACTGCCGTGTATTCCGCCCGCTTGAAGGAGACGTCGTTGCTCATCGGGCGTATCCCATTTTGATAGAGGTGGCTGGCTTCCTGGCGCTCTTCGCCACTGCGAAGTATCGGAATCCGTCGGAGCCGTGAGAGGTCCAGTCATGCAGCGGCCTGTCTTTCCAGCAGCCGCGCTTGTCGTCCCACTCTTTTCTGTAGTTTTCGATGCAGTTGATACCCTCTTCGCACTTCGACTCATCGAACACGCAGAGCGGAAGAATCTCCCGCACAGCCTCGATGCCGTCGTTGATGCCAATCTTCGGGACCACCTGAAATGTCATGCTGTAAATCTGGCCGTCGATCTCGTAGCCTTCTTGGGCCAGCTCCCGGCGAGTCTTGGCATCACTGCCGAACTCCCGGTTATCGATGTCGTGCGGCCCCCAGTGCTCGGAGTAGGTGTAGCCCTTGTCCTTGAGCACCTTCATGTAGTGTCGTAGGCCTTCGCCTGAGTTCTCGTAGTAGTCGATGACGTGGTATTCGGTGCCAACCTGACGCACAAACCAGATGGCCGTGGAGTCACTGACACCGATGTCCCAGAAGGTCATCACCGGCAGGTGGCTGTTATCCGGAATCACGCCAATGCGCTGCTGCGAGTAGAGCGTGGTCAGCTGATGCGCGTAGTAAGCGCCCTCGACCGATTGCTGGAAGGCTTCGACAGGGATAGACGGGTATTCCCGCTTCATATCGTCGCCGAGCGTCTTCTCCTTGGCTGCATACCAGGCGCGCTGGCCGTCATTGGTGACGATCCCGTGCTTGGCGTGCAGTTCGTTGAAGTAGTCAGTCAGGCGCCGCGGGATGACCACGTCAGTCGGGTCAAGCCAGTAGGCCTTGTTCTTCCACCAGGAGAAGAAGAAGAACTTCCAGTCCAGCAGCCCCAAGGGCACACCGGCCAGTTGCTGCCGTTCCGCGCTCTGCGAGTAGTCGAAGAAGTAGCCCGCCCTGCCCTCTGCCGTCGATTCAATCGTGACGAAGCAATCGGTGGCGACAGCCTCGAAGGCACCGGTGACGATCTCTCTGGCCTTGTGGGGAAACTTGGCGCAGATCTTCCCGAACTCGGATACGTGCAGATACCGTAGAGTCCCGCCCCGAAAGGACGTGGACACGTAGAGCGATCCGCCCTTGCTGAACACAAGCTCACCAGCAGCATCGTTAGAAGCAGGGTTGGCAGCGCGTATCTCAGCAGGCAGGTTGTCGTAAGCATATTTGACCTTCTCCCGGAACAGGCGCTTGGCGTCGTTCAGGGTGTGAGCGATCAGCGCGCACTTGGCAGACTCGAACAGTGCCGCGTCGAGCTGGATGATGCAGCACTCAGTGGTGAAGCCGAGTTGCCGGGCCTTCAGGATAATGTTGCGGGTATGCATCCCATCGAAGTACTCGATCTGCTCGTCCGTCATCCGGAAGCGGACTTTCTTGCCTGCTTTGTCAGTAATGAAGTAGAGATTATTGAGCCTCCAACGCTTATCCCGGAGCAGCTTCAAGTGCTCGGGCTTCATGTCAGGCTTCCTTCGATAGATCGTCCATCATTTTCGATAACTCGTCGGCATCACTGTTGCCGGATTTGGTGTCGAGGTCGTAGGCCTGGCGTTCCAGGGAGATGAGAGTCTTCAGCGTCTCAGCCATCTCCTTCATTGTCTTGGATCGTCCTGGCAAGCTGATCACTTTGCCGTACAAGTCGTTCCGCTTATCAAAGCCGTTGTCGTCCGGGTCGCGCATCAGCTCGCCCAGTTGGTCGAACAACTCCCGGTTGTCGGTCAGGCCTTCCAACTCATCCAGCAGTTTGTTGGTAAGTCGCCTGCCGCGTGAGATATCGCCCCGGTGAGCCATGCGGATGTTCGCGATGACCTCAGCGTTGACCTCAATGATCTCGCGTTCGGTTTCCACCGATTTGCTGGCAACCTGTGTGGCAACCTCTCGTTTGGCAACCAGCGAATCAGCCTTCGCCTTGATCTTTGCCTTGAGGTCTCGCTCCCAGCCATTGGCCTTGGCGCGCTTCTGGATTGCGGTGTGTGACACGCCACAGGATGCAGCGATCTCTCTTACGGAAAGCACGCCGGCCCGGTA